CAGAATATGGTGAAGTTTATGTTCAAACAAGCGAATGAACAAGCATTCTCTATGTTGTACGATAGATTGAAAAAACAAGGTAGTTTCTATTTTCTATCAACATCATTTCTCAGAGGTTTGACATTTGACAATTCAATCATCATAGTAGATGAATGTCAGAACTTAAACTTCCATGAACTTGATACTATAGTGACCAGAGTAGGGCAAGACTCCAAGATAATGTTCTGTGGTGATTTTATGCAAACAGATTTATCCAAGATGAATGAGAAAAATGGTTTACATAATTTTCTTAGAATACTTGAGGAGATGGAAGAATTTAAATGCACAGAGTTTAACATAGGTGATATAGTGCGTTCTGGTTTTGTTAGAAACTATCTGATACAGAAAACTAAGTTGGGTATCGGAGTAGAATAAATATAATGTATAATTTTAGAGAGGAAATCTAATGGAAAAAAATTACCAAGAATGTTTAGAAATGATATTACATCACGAAGGTGGATATGTGAATCACCCAGAAGATCCAGGCGGCGCTACTAACTTAGGCGTAACTAAGAGAGTATACGAAGAGTGGGTTGGTAGAGATGTAAGTTTAGATGCAATGAGAGAACTCAAAGTATCTGATGTTGCACCTATCTATAAGAAGAACTATTGGGATCGTGTAAAAGGCGACCAACTACCATCTGGACTTGACCTTTGCGTTTTCGATTTTGGAGTGAATGCTGGGACAGGAAGAGCTGCAAAGTATCTACAAAAAATGGTAGGTGCGACAGCAGATGGAGCGATAGGGCCTGCAACTCTACGAGCAGTAGATACATTTGTAAAACAAGAAGGTCACAAAGGTGCGATTGAAAAGTATCAAAAAGACCGACTTGCATACTACAAAAAACTGAAACACTTTAAAACATTTGGAAAGGGTTGGACTCGCAGAAACAAAGAAACTACTGCATCTGCGAAGAAGATGATTTAATATGAAAACATTTTGTCATGTACCGATTGAACTTGAAGATCTAAAAACTCAAACCATAGATAAGAAAAGATTCTATAAAACTCCAGAGGGTGAACTGTATCCGTCTATTACTACAGTTTTATCTGTAAGGAATAAAAAAGGATTATTTGAATGGCGTAAACGAGTTGGTGATGATGTTGCAAACTATGTTGCAAGAACAGCCGCAAATCGTGGAACTGCTGTTCATCATATGTGTGAGGACTATTTAAACAATGACTTTGACGAAGAAAAACACAAAAAGAAATTTCTCCCCTACTGTCTATTCAAACAACTCGCAAAAGAAACTTTGGACAATGTTGACAATATTCATGCTCAAGAGTGTGGGTTGTATTCAGATAAGTACAAAGTCGCTGGACGAGTAGATTGTATTGCAGAATACAATGGGGAACTTTCCATCATTGATTTCAAGACTTCTTCTAAAGAGAGAAGTGATGAGTGGAATGAAAACTATTATATACAAGCGTCTGCATACGCAGAGATGTTTGAAGAACGAACTGGAAAACCAATTGAACAGATTGTTATTCTAGTTGTTACTGAGGATGGTTCAGTACAGGAGTTTGTTAAAACTAAACATAATTATCTTCCGATGTTAGAAGAAGTTATAGGGGAGTTCAATGGGAGTAACACTTAGTAAATACTTTATAATCGTGACTATGGCGACTACAACACCAGAGTTTGGTACTGATTTGTTTATATTCCACCAAGAGAATGAAACACAACAACAATGTCTGGATAGACTTAATGCAAACCCAGACAAATATATGTGGGCTGCATTTAAGAACTTTGATGGTAGACTCAAACCAGAGAAGGCATTTTGTGTCAAAGGTGATTTAGTGCAAGAGATTTTAGATGGTAACATTATAAATAAAGGGTCATGATAACACTAACAGAAAATGCAAGAGAATATCTAACAGACATGGTATCCAAGTCAGAGGATACCTATGCAAGATTGTCTGTCAAGGGTGGTGGTTGTGCTGGTTTCGAATACAAATGGGAAACCACAGACACTACTGACAAAGGAACACTCATAGATGATGTGTTAGTGTTAGATACTACGGCCGAGATGTTTCTACTTGGTTGCACTGTGGACTACATAAAAGAATTTGGTGGTTCTTACTTAACAGTTAAGAACCCTAACGCACATTCTTCATGTGGGTGTGGAACAAGTTTCTCAATTAAGACTTGACAAACGAAAAGAATCATGGTATAAATAGAGTATAGTTTGTTGAAACAGATTGAAAGATGGACAGGACTTGGGTGCAATACCCAACACCTCCACCATAAACACTCTTAGATGAGATATTGAATCACTGCTTGAGAGTGTTTATAATGGGGGTGAAATAGGATCGACTGACGTTAAATAGAAAAGTGGAGAACTATCGGATGACTGCGTTATTGGTCAATTTTCTAAATGCAAACAATGATTTTGCACCTGTAGATTTCGCACTAGCTGCTTAATTGTACTGAGTTTTGATGGTGTACTTGGAAACAGAAACATCATCACAGTTTCAGAGTTTCGCTGACGGGCGAAAATAGTGTCGTGCAAGGAAGAACTTCTCACCAAGAGTTGTGAACTTGACTAGTTAGAGGTGGTACTCAGGCATGGTAGTGGAAACACGCTGTGTCACATCAATCTACCGATTGGAACTAGGTTCTGGGAATATAACAAGAATGGTATCTTGGTTTCTCAGTTGTAGGTGTACCCAAGTCCTACCGACACAAATTAATGATGTCTATGCAAATAGGTTCGGTTGAAAAAAATCGGTAAGATCATTAAGGGTCACTACTTAATAAGTGCGTGTGGGGTCATGGTTAACCCCACATCTTATAAATGGAGTTATTATGCAAAATACAAAGACGTTCTCACTTGAGATTGAAAAGATGGCCCAAGACAAAAACCTATCACATATGGACGCTGTTCTAGAATACTGTAAAACAAAACAAGTAGAACCAGAGTCAGTTACAAGACTCATATCAAAAAGTCTAAAAGATAAGATAGAAGCAAATGCAAGAGATTTGAACTATCTACCCAATCAAGCAAAGTTACCAATATGAAAGAGTGGATACACACTTGTCCAGCAGGAGTGTACAAGACAGACACATTAGTTAGTTTAGTGTGGACTATCTTTACACATAGGTTGCATCACTTTGTTAAGGGTGAGGGATTTACTGACTAGATGTCACAATCAATAGATATCTATTTGACTTACTGTGCGATGAAGGCTCACTTTGGAAAAGGTGACTATGACTTTGTAAAGTTCAATGGTAAGACAAAGGTATCAAGAGAGTCGTTCTGGAAAAGAAAAGATAGAGTATGGTTTGTGATGTTGGGTAGAAAGTATAACTCATCTCTTATAGAAAGTGTTGAGGATTATCTACTTGCAAACTTCTTAGTTGAAACTAAAGGTTACATAGGTAACTTCAATGACCAGAACTATTTTGATTGGATGGATAGAATGTCAAGATTAGAAACACTATTCAAGAATGAAGCAACTAAACTATTTGAAGATAGAAGTCTAGACGTATTGAATGTTCCAGACAATTCTCACCCTAAACTTCTCAAAGAATATCTTGGTAAAAGAGTATCACTTGAAACAATGGTGATACTAGATGGTATCTTTGACTACAGTTCTAAATGGGATAAGAAAATGAATGATGATATCATGTGGCCTGATGTAAAAAAACTTATAGAAAATTACAAAAAGTTCTTGACATATGAGATTGATTCGTGTAAGATGGTAGTTATAAATTTAACAACAATGGAGTAGTGGTATGGAAATGCCCGATAAATTAGTTATAGAACAACTCAGAAACGAAATCAAGGGGTTGCAATATGACTGTGCAGAACTGCAAAAGAAGAATGACGAACTTGCAGAAAGATGTAAGAAACTTGCATCTCGTCAACCATCTTGGCCCAAAGGGTATTCACCAAGAAGGTATACACCAAAACATAAACAACAGTAAATGAGAACGATAGTCTACGGAAACGGAAAGTCACGCCTGAAATGGAATGTGAATGAAATACTTGATGATGTTGTTACATGGGGTTGTAACAGAATCTTTAATGATGTAAAGGTTGACAATCTAGTAGCCGTAGACTATCATGTGCAACACTTGATATATGAGTCTGGTTATGCACATGAGAATAAATGTTGGTTCGCAGATTGGACTAAACTGCCACAGTATTTTCACGATACGATAAGACATATGTACGAGTACACTAGTATTGTTGAAAATAAAAGAGGGAATAGACAACACTGTGTAATCAATGGAAAACAAGACGAACCAAATAAAGGATTGTACATCACTTGGGTTGATGAAGATGATAGGATAAGGGACATAGACATTCCAAGAGAATGGAGTTCTGGAACTACAGCAATACACCTTGCGTGTCGGCATGGTGCATCTAAGATTTATTTAATGGGATTTGACCTTTCTGAAAACCCACTAAATAATGTCTATGAGGAATTTCAAAGAGGACAGAAGATGGACTCTGACCCTCATAGATTTTGTCATAGGTCTGATTGGACTAACGAGATGAAAACTGTAATGCAAGAGTTTTGTAATACAGAATTTATCTGGGTAGAACCCCATGAGAACTCTATGAAATTTGATATGAATAATTTAACATACGATACATACGAAAACATAAGGAGAAACATATGTCGTTAGATACACTAAGGAGAAGCAATTCTCTAGATAAACTGCTTAACGCAGTAAAAGAGGACTCCGCTCCTCAAGAGAAAAAATCATACGTTGATGAAAGACTATGGAAACCAGAACTGGATCAGTCTGGTAATGGTTACGCAGTCATTCGTTTCTTACCATCACCAGAGGGTGAAGAACTGCCTTGGGCGAAAGTTTGGAATCATGCGTTCCAAGGCCCAACAGGTCAATGGTATATCGAAAACTCTCTTACAACAATTAGTCAGAAAGACCCTGTGTCAGAATACAACTCAAAGTTGTGGAACTCTGGTGTGGAGTCTGATAAAGAACTTGCAAGGAAACAGAAAAGAAAACTACAATACTTTTCTAATATTCTTGTGGTGAGTGATCCAAAGCACCCAGAGAACGAAGGTAAAGTCATGTTGTTCAGATATGGTAAAAAGATATTTGACAAAATGATGGAAGCGATGCAACCAGCGTTTGAAGATGAATCGCCTATCAATCCATTTGATTTTTGGGAAGGTGCAGACTTCAAACTAAAAATCCGAAAGGTAGATGGTTTCTGGAACTATGATAAATCAGAGTTTTCTTCTAAATCTGCAATCTCAGATGATGAGTCTAAGATTGAGTCTATCTGGAAAAGTCAATACTCTCTTGCAGAGTATACTGCACCAACTAACTTCAAATCTTATGATGAATTGTCCACACGTTTTCATCAAGTCATCTCTGGTACAACCAAAGTCGGTAACGTGTCTGAGGAGATTGAAGACGAACCAATTGCAAAACCAGTTGTTGATACTAAACCAGTAGAGTCACCTGTTACTTCAAAAGAAGAAGAGGATGACACTATGGATTATTTTTCAAAACTTGCAAACGGATAATGGAATAATGCTGGTTTAGCTCAGTTGGTAGAGCAGTTGATTTGTAATCAACAGGTCGAGAGTTCGAGTCCCTCAACCAGCACCACTTACATTGCAAGTGATTTTCCAATCATATCATAAACAGGATCTTCATGTTTGATGGAGGTTCTGTTTATTGTTTTTACTTGATTGGAATAAGTGTTACCACCATTATTTTGAACAACTGCTGGGCCTTGAGGAGCATTTCTAAATCCTTGATCCACTTTATTTAATGCAGACGCTGTAACAGCCTCTGTTCTATTTGCGTTTGCAGTTGCAACAGCAGACTGACCCATCTGTTGACCCTCAAGAGCGTAAGCTGCAAAGGGGTTAGTTTCAAGTTGTTGTGGAGTGACAACAGATTGAGGTGGTAATCCACTTCCACCCATAGCACCAGGCGACATACCTGTTGGTGCAGGCACTTTCGGAACACTTGTAACTTCGTCACCAAGAAGAAAACCAGCAAGTTGTCTACCAATAAAATCACCAGCAAAATAACCACCAACTGCACCAGAAAGACTACCAAGAAGAGTTCCCAGAGGGCCTCCAAAGAATGTACCACCAATACCACCTAGTATTGCAAGACCAGATGCACCTAGTGTTCCAAAGAGTAACGCACCTAGTTCTTTGGTCTTTTCTTCTTTTGATGCATCTGATAACAATATACTTGCACCAGCACCCACAGTAAGTAAACTTCCAAGTATAGGAATTGCTTTTAGTATCTTTGAACCAGCGCCTGTGAACAACGCTTTAAGTCTTGGATACTTTTGTATGAGTTTCGCTTTGTTAGCGGCCGCTGGGTCTATTCCTTTAACTGAACCAGACTGAATACCTTTTGCAATTTGACCACCAGCAGCACCCTTAATCACTTTACCAGCATCATCTACAAACTCTCCTGCCTTACCTGTAAATGTAACTACTTTACCCTTTGCAGTTTTAAACTTTTGACCTTTGACTGGGCCTTTTGGTATCTTAGATGCAGCCATAGCTGTGGTTCTCAATGCAACATCATCTACTTGAGTTGCAAGTAAACCTAACGATTTGAATAAACTATTAAATGCGGCCTGTATGGGTTTGAATATCAACCACTTACCAGCACCAAAAACCGCCTTACCACCAAATTTGATTGCACCAAATAATAGTGATGGTGCGAAGAAGGCTGCAAATGCACCAATCGCCGCTATCATAGAACCAAAGTTTTCCTTGAGGAATTGTAGTCTCCCTATCTCTTTACCATTCTCATCTACAAGGTTTCCAGTTATTAGATTGTATATGTTACCGATACCAGTTGCAACATATCCTATCACTCTAAACAACCCTAACACACCTTTGGTTATTTTACCAATGACACCTGTTACATCCTCTACATTTACGTTGTTTATTTTTTCTCTGATTTTATCCCACTCTGGACTTCTTAAGAATTTTATAATTCT